ATCCGGGTGGATGGGGAGCATCTCTTCATACCGCTTTAACCAGGAGTCTCATCATGTCTAGAGTGCGTCAGTACGGTTCAATTGGTTGGACTGGTAACACAGCATGTACTACTCAGATTTCCATAATACGTAAGTATTATGGAGCTGGTAATATTGTTGTGCAATCCGGCCTCAACTATGGATCGTATCAAAACGCACCCTTGGATGATGTGTCGTCGATCAGTGATGAGTTAGGTATGCGCGATTGTTTTAACGCGTGTATCCATACTCGGAGATCGAACTTTGAAGGCCTTCCGCAACCGAAGTCTATTGATAAGACTTCTGAAGCTACGGCCATCTTAGCTGCCCTTGCGCCGTCGGCGACGACAGGATGGTTTTGCTGTAAAGTTGACTGCATTGGGGGTGTTCGAAAGATCACACCTAAGGCTTTCTTCAATAACAGCTGGCCAAACTATACGTTACCGGCGCCTGCATGGCTCGACATGGTGCAAGAGGTAGGTCAAGGACTATCAGGTGACATGAAATCAAAATCAATGATTTTGTCAAGCCTGGTGGAACTTGGTACTACTTTGCGCATGGTCAAGAACCCGATGGGGTTGACAAACCTCATCAGAATGAAGTCGTCTACGTGGCGGAAACTCTCCGTCGCAGATTGCTTCAAACAGGGTCCTGCCCGGTGGCTGGAGTACCGATATGGTTGGTCGCCCGTGCTCAGTGACATAAAAAGTATTTTAAATGTCGCTGACCAGGTAACTGATCACATGAAGTATCTTCAGGAATCTGTGGGTCGCTTAGTCCCTGTGCGAGCACGTCGCTCGTACACGGTTAATGTGACTCCCACCACCCCAACTCAACTCCTCTTTCCAGCTTATTACAATGCCTCGGCGCAGCTGACTGCTACTAGTGCCCGTGTCGATCGTGAGGCGGCCTTTGGAGTTTGTATACTCCGTGGACCGTCTTTTCGTATCGGCAGTAGGGCCCAGTACGTCAAGCAGCGTCTTGGTGTTGAAAGTCTGCTGGAAACCAGTTGGGATCTTATACCTTTGAGCTTTGTCGTCGATTGGTTTTTCGACGTTCAGAGCTTATTGGCGTATGATCCAATTGCCTGGTGGCGATACGACTTGCGAAGAATGGGTTATTCAGTGAAGGACACCGTAACTGTTGATGCCGAATGGCAAACAGTTATAGGAGCCTATCCACCGTATTTTCCATTACAACGCGAGACGAGCGCACGCCAGACAGTGAAAGGATTAATCTCCTACACTCGAGTGCCAGGGTTTCCCTCTGGTACTTCGTCAACTGGGTTATTCGGGAATCTTCGGCTGGTTAATCTAGCCGACGGCGCTGCCATTATTGCGCAGCGTCTTCTTTAGGGTAGTAATCTATCCTGAAGATTCAACCGTTCCATTTAGGAGGGCGTTATGGCACTTTCAACTATCACTCTGCTGAAAGATAATGACAGCGGAGTCGCGTTCACGCAGATTGGTCAAACCAGTGAAGGAGGCGAATATCGCCTCACGTCACGGGCCTTAAACAAGCCCCTGGCCCTGACTTTCCAATATAAAGTTGGAAATCCGGGTTCAGTGTCGAATGACCATCTTGTCATCGGTATACGAGATGTTGGGGTAAACTCCAACACTTCGACTACCTTCACTTCCTCGGTTAAGGTCGATTTATCGATCTCCCGTGATAGTGAAGTCGCTGCGCTTCAAGCGCAGGATTTGATGGCATATCTCGGTGATCTCTTCAAGCAGGCTGCTTGGAGAGACGAGATAGCGTCAGGTCAGCTTCCTGCGACGACGAAAGTCTAAGCAGTGGCTGATTTGAGAGGTTACATAGACCTTATAAAGGTCTGTGTAATCCTCATTACGCGCCTTGTGATACTGTGGAAGTTATTCCTAAGTATCATAAGAAGATAGGGGTGCACATAGCTGCCTAAGGGAGGAAACGATGGTATGAAAACCACCGAGACCTTAACGCCTTCGACAGACGTGTCGTCCTTAGTCCAGTACCTTTTTGCTGATGCAAGAAGACTCACTGGCTTCGGGTTGTTGTCCGACGAATCTTATGTTACCTCTCGTATTTTATGCGAGGGGGATAAATTCGTGTACACAGTCCTCCCATTATTGGGTAAGGCTGTCGAAACGAGTTTCATAAGATGCGAGCCTTTGGCTACGCCGGTTGGACTCGCTTTGTACGGGAAGACACGGTTACCGTGTTTCCTCTTTCCACTGATGCGTAATTGCTTCAGTGGGGAGGGTAGACCCTTGTCTGATCCAGATATAAAAAGTCTGGAAGTTATCAGGCAGGTTACTCTATTCTTTAGCAAAGTGACCGATGGTCAGCTCGGAGATGCGTCTAAACCCATTGAGGATTTTCTTCAAAGGGTGAAGTCATGCGGCATCATCAGTTTCAATACTGAGATGCAACATGCTAGGCGTATCTGCCACCAAGTGACTAAACATCACTTGAGAGAGTGGCATGTGTCTCCATGGGGCCGACATGGTCCCGGGGCCGTATCCGAGGGTGAGTGCGGAGTCCACAAATGGGAGTTCGTCAAATACCCGGGACATGATACTTCTTTGTTTCCAAACAAAGGGGAAAATCATGTCTATAGGGAATTTGATCGACCTTCTGCTCGTATTCTCGCTGTGCCGAAAGACTTCAGAGGACCTCGCATAATTTGTGCGGAGCCCAAAGAATGTATGTTCGGTCAGCAAGGGCTGAAGGAGGTGCTATATAAGCTTCTCCAAAACCACGAGTGGACTAAGAACAGCATAAACTTTGAGGACGTGTCTAGGAATCAACGGGCGTGCTTCAATAAGAAGTACGTCACTATTGATCTCAAAGACGCGTCTGATCGTTTATCGATCGATCTTGCTCGATTCCTCTTCCCAAAGGAGGTGTTCTCACTCCTGACACAATATCGCTCACGGTGCTTACGCTATAACGGTAAGAATTATTCTTATCGAGCG